TAACAGCGGCAGATGATAGCTTTACTACAAACCCTGCGTTTAAGCCAGAGCAGTATTTATCCGAGTTTGTAACTAACACCCGTTTTGTAAGAAGCGCGGTTGAAGCTTGCAGCCGTGGCGTTTTGCCTGCTAGCGGTATGACCATAAACGTACCCTCATTGGTAACGTCAGACGGCGGCGGTACAGGTGTAGCACCTGTAGTAACCGTAGAAGCTGAGGCCGGAGCTGTAGAAAATACAGGTATGGAAACAGCTTATTTAACTGCAAACGTATCTAAGTACAGCGGTATGAACACTATTAGCGTAGAGCTACTAGAGCGCTCTGATCCTAATTTCTTTGCAGAATTAACAGCGCAATTACAAAACGCTTACTTAACTGCAACAGATACAGCAGTAGTAGCAGCTCTAACAGCTGGTGGACAGCAAGCAAACCCACAAGCTGCAACAAGTGCCGGTATTATTGCCTACACAGCCGAGCAAACCGCAGCCGCATATAAAGGTACTGGCTACTTTGCACAAAATTATCTAGCTAATGCTTCTCAATGGAGCTTACTAATGGGTGCAACTGATAACACAGGCCGCCCAATTTATAACGCTATCCAGCCAATGAACGCAGGCGGTGACGTTAGACCAACCTCAATTAGAGGTAACGTATTAGGTCTAGACCTATTCGTAGATAAAAATATGGTATCTGGCGTTATTGATGAGTCAGCTTTTATTATCGTGCCAGAGGCAGTAACCGTTTATGAAAGCCCACAGGCTTATATGAGCGTAAACGTCGTATCAAATCTACAGGTACAAATAGCTATCTATGGCTTTATGGCCACGCTAGTTAAAATGCCTGCCGGTATTCGTCGTTTTAACTTAACATAATAAATAACTAATAGTCTGGTAGGGCCTTAGCCCTTTGGCTCTACCAGACCTACAAAGAAAGGTACAAATATGCCAGCCACGTACGTTACAGCTGCAACACTTAAGGCATCACTTGGCGTAGGCACTTTGTACGACTCTTACACTTGGATAGAGGACACCTGCCAAACGGCGCAAGATTTGATAAACGGTTTTTTATGGTTTGACTCTGCACCTGTAGTTGGGACAGCGTTAGTAAGTAACGTAGCTACAGTAATGATAGCCAACCCCGGCCTATTTACTACTGGTCAAACCGTCACAGTAGCCGGGGCTGGCGCTACTTTTAACGGCAGCTATACCATTACTGGCACAGTACCGTTTAGCGCGGGTACTACTAATTTACTGCCAGCTTTTAATTTTCAACTTAACTATTACCAATACCCACAGGGTTACAGCTTTATACAGTATGCAAAGGTAGCAGCGGATCAAAACTTTAGGCGCGTAGTACCTAGCGGCACTATGACCGGTGACGATACAAAAACACAGGCTTACGCTAATACGCCTGCTATAAATGCAGCTGCACTTATGCTAGCTGAGAATATCTGGACTAGCCGATTTAGCACACAAAGCGGCGGGGTAAGCGTAGACGGCTTTAGCCCTAGCCCGTTTAAGATGAGTAATACTTTAATGGCATCTGTACGCGGTTTGCTAGCGCCTTATCTATCGCCTAGCGCTATGGTCGGATAATGCCAGCCGCGATAACTACACTACGCAGCACTATAGCCGCTGCCTTAGCTAATAACTCTGTTTGGTCTACCTTTAGTTTTCCACCTAGCACAATAGTAGCTAACAGCGTAGTAGTAGCCCCGGCAGATCCATACCTTACGCCTAGCAATAATGCACAGGCAACGATAGCGCCGCTAGCTAATTTTAAGATTATTATGACCGTGCCTATGTTTTCTAATGAAGGCAACCTGCAAGGCATAGAAGATACGATAGTAGCCGTGTTTAATAAATTGGCTGCTAGCTCTATTGTATTTAACGTTACCGCTGTAACTGCGCCTAGTGTATTGACGCTGCCTAGCGGTGACCTGCTAACAAGTGATTTACAAATATCCGTACTAACGAGCTGGAGCTAAAAATGGCACTAACCGAAGAAGAGAAAGCGTTTTTAATCAAAATAGGCCAAGAATTGCCTAAAGAGGTTAAAGATACAAAACAAAAAGCAACAGAAACACCGACAACAGAAAACGAGGCATAACCAATGGCAATTTTTCTTTCTAACGGCGTAGAAGTTACGCTGAACGGCGTGGTGCTATCAGATCACGTTACCAGCGCAACTATTAACCGTAGCTTTGATGAGCTAGAAGTTACAGCTATGGGCGATAGCGCACATAAGTTTGTAAAAGGCTTAGAGGCTAGCACTATTACGCTTGATTTTCTTAATGATAATGGTGCTAGCGGTGCAGGCGCAGTACGCGCCGCTTTGCAAGCTGCTTGGGGTACTACAGTAACTTTAATTTTAAGACAAACAAGCGCAGTAACTAGCCCTACTAACCCTCTTTATACTACTACCGTACTTGTAAACAATACAACAGACATAAATAATTCTGTTTCTGAAATCTCTACCCAGAGTATTACATTTACTTGTAACTCACCTATCGTAATTACGACAGCACCATAAACTAAACAAAGGGGCAAACAATGGCAAAACTAAAAATAACAAGGGCAGACGGCAGCGTAACCGAGCATAAGATTACGCCCCGTATTGAGTATGCCTTTGAGCTGTATGCAAAAAAAGGCTTTCACAAAGCCTTTAGAGATGATGAAAAACAGAGTGACGTTTATTGGCTTGCTTGGGAGTGTTTACGCACAAGCGGGGAAGCCGTAAAAAGTTACGGGGCAGATTTTCTAGAAACCTTAGCTAAAGTTGAGGTACTAGATGATGACCCCCTGGAATAGTTGGGCGCGGTAGTTTTGGTTATCTAGTTGCACAGATAGCAGTAGAAACCGGGATACCGCCCCAGCAATTACTAGATCTAGATGAAGTGATGTTTAACAATATTCTTAAGGTTTTAGGCGATAAAACAAAGGCGGTGCAAGATGCCAACAGAGTTAAGAGGCGCTATTGAAGCGCGTAACGCATTACGCAAGTTTACGCCAGACTTATCTAAAGAGCTGCAAAAAGAAATGGCAGCGCTGTTAAAGCCTATAGTTACAGTTGCCCGCGGTTTTATACCTGCTACTGTTTTAAGCGGGTGGAGCAAGGCAGAGGCTAGCGACACTAAGTATAGACAGTTCCCAAGATTTGACGCAGCTGCCGCTAAAAGAGGCATAGGCTATAGGACAGCGCCTAGTAAGGTTAATAGAAACGGTTTTAGAGCTTTAGCGCGTATAGCTAACGTTAGCGCTGCCGGTACTATCTATGAAACTGCCGGGCGGCTTAATCCACAAGGCAGACCACAAGGGCCGGTAGTAGATCGTTATGTAAATGGCGTTTACGATAAGACAAGACATACAGGTAAACAGTATTCACAAAGTCTAAACCCTAACGCAGGTAAACAGTTTATAGATGCTATAGATGCCACAGGTAAAATAGTAGATGCTAATAACCAAACAGGCGCGGGGCGTAGGTCTAGAAAAATGAGAGGCCGCGCTATCTATAGAGCGTGGGCTGAGGACGGCGGCAAGACTAACGCAGCTGTAATTAAAGCTATAGAAAAAACCAAGATTATATTTAACAATAATTTTAGGACGGCGGCATAATGGCCGTAGATCCACAAGTAGTAGTAAATATAGCCTCTGAGTTCACAGGTAAAAAAGCGTTTAAGCAAGCAGAAACGGCAACACAAAAACTAGGCAAACAAGTAAAAACTCTAGCTAAGTCTTTAGGTTTGGCATTTAGTGTTACTGCAGTAGTAGCTTTTGGTAGAAAATCTGTACGCGCTTTTCAAGATGCAGAGAGAGAGGCAGCGCAATTAGCATCAGCTTTAGAGGCAATAAACTTAGGTTTTGCATCACCTTTAATAAACCAGTACATAGACGATTTAGCTTTATTAAGTGGCGTTACAGGTAAAGACCTTACTAATGCTTTTATATCATTATCACAGGCCACTAACGACACTACAAAGGCCCAAGATTTATTAGGCGTAGCTTTGGACATAAGCGCGGCTACAGGTAAAAACCTGCAAACTGTATCAATAGGGCTACAGCGCGCATTTAAGGGCGAGGTTACTTCACTAGCGCGGCTGCGTATTGGCCTTACTACAGCAGAGCTAGCAGGTAAAGATTTTGATGAAGTACTAGGCGATTTACGCGAACGTTTCTCAGGATCAGCAGCAAGGGCCGCCGATACTTTTGCCGGCAAAATGGCTAGGCTAAAAGAGGCAGGCGATTTAGCCTCAGAGGCATTTGGTAAAGGTTTAGTAAGTGGCATAGAGGCATCAGGGCAAAGTATAGAAGATTTACAAAAAGACATAATAAATCTAGGCGAAACGCTAGGAAAACTTACAGCCGGCGTAAATACTTTTGCTAGCGATACGATTAGCGCGTTTGACCGGATAGGTAATAGCGGTGCTGTGCA